CCATAGATGGTGGAGATGAAGTCGAAGTAGCCGCCATCCGCAGCAGCGCCGACCGACATACGATCCATCGCCTCAATCGCGTTGATATGCATCTTGTTGTACTGCACGTAGGCGATTTCATTTCCGTTCTGCAGGAAGGCCATTTTCTCGTTATCGATGTTGATGGAGTACGGAGATTCATCGCCGTCCTCCTGCTTGCCGATATTGAGCCCGGTCGCATTGAAGCGGAAATAGGTGCTGGTCTCGTGCTTGTAGTCCAGCAGGGCATCCTCCTGATCCGAAACACGCTGTGAGAGCGTCTCCAGTGATCCGGAAAGCGTCTCACTCGTTTCCGCAATGCTGTCCTTGGTATCCTGAATATCCGTGGTGAGCGTTCCTGTCACGGTGCTGATGGAGATCTCAATCTCATCCGCCTTCTGCGATACAACGCTCTCTGCATACGTCCTTACCCGTTCCTCTGCATCGACGACTTCCTCACGGGCTTTTTCTGCCAGCTTTCTTGAAGCGTTATCGAGAGGCTGGAAGGCGCCGTCGATAAAGGCATAGAGCCTGTCTGAGGAGGAAAAATAGCCGACAGTGGCACTGCTCATCACGCCAAGCGGGATATAATACATCCCGTCCGCCTCGGCAGGAACCTCTGTGGTCAGCCAGTTTGATTCAGCAATGATGAAGTGGTTCTCTTCGACAGTTCCCTTGAGCCATAGGATCTTATTGGCTATGCCACCTTCAATGGTTCCCGTTGTAGAGAAGTTGACGTCCGGGAATGCTTCATAGGTCGTCTTGGCGGTTGAATTTGCATTGATCGCAGCTGATGCATAAAGGACCGGATAGGCAAGGTCAAAGGAAAGGCCTGCCGTGAACATCTTATAGCCGCTCGCTGTACCTGCAATGAGGTGTGCCTTTGTAACTGCCTCCTCCGCTTTAATGGCAGTATTGTGAAGCCTCCTGTCATAGTTGTTGGAGTTCGGTATGGAGGAAGCCCTCCAAGCCGTCCCGTCATAGGTCATGTTGATGACCGCATTCGCGCCGAAATGGGTTGTCACGCGTGTGGTATTCAGATAAACAGGGATTGCTGCAGTCTTGCTTCCATCTGCCAGAGTCAGGACCAGACTCGCATTCCCGCTCCCGGCAAATGGGAGCTTATATGCTATCGTCTTTCCTGCATAGAGAGCCCCGTCCGTTGATACACCTGTCCAAGTCCCGGTTGCCGCTGTCTGCGTACCGATGATGTATTCTGTGCTCTGTGCAAGTGCTGTACTCGCAGTCCCCTCAGCAGAGACAGCCTTGTTGTAGGCTGCCTTGGCCGCTTCATACGAACTGGAGAGGGATACGTCACTGTAGACATAGGTGTTATCTGAGAAAACCGTAAGGTCTGTGAAATACAAGCTGTTCGTACTCCCGGCTGTATAGGAAGGCTCTGTTTTTACCCAGCTTCCTCCTGGGGGATTGGCAGAGGGCTTGGACGGCTTGGAGGCGGTAGAGCTTTGCAGCAGATAGTATCTGGTTGTACTTTTCACATCGCGGATCGAGGCAAGTGTGATCTCTGCTTTTGCTTTTACTGCCATCCTTATCCCTCCAGCTGTGCAATGTAAGTTGCCTTATTCTCGATATCACCAGAGCCGATGTTCAGCGTCTGGCCGGTCGTGGAAAGCGGCGTAGTGGAACCGTCTTTGTACCATTTGATAGTTCCGAGTGCTGCAATCGTGGTAGCATCGAGCTCCGCACCGGCTTTATACACGTGTACGGTCAGTGTGGTCGTGATCGCCGTATTCTTAAAGATCGTCCCATTAGAGCTTGTGATCGTCATGGTGATCGCATCGGCACCGGCATTCCCCTGGTCTCCCTTGGCTCCTTTGATATTGTTTACGTACACCCATTTCGCAGCAGCCGCAGCGCCTGCGACCGTGCACCGGTAGGTATTATAGGTGCTGGTGTTGAGGTACATATCACCGACTTTCGCATTCGTGATGCCAGAGTCGGAAAAGATCGTAGCAGTCGTAGAAGTACCCGTGATCTTCGTACCTGTGTACCAGACCGCACCTGCGCCTGTTGCACCTGTCGCACCTTTGATATTTCCGACATAAACCCACTTGGCTGCGGAAGCCGCACCAGCAACCGTACACCGATAGGTGTTCATGGTATCCGTGTTCAGATACATATCACCGACCTTCGCCGCTGTGATGCCGGAATCAGAAAAGATTGTAGCGGTTGTGGATGTACCGGTGATCTTGGTACCGGAGTACCACTGTGCACTGCTCCCTGCAGCCCCCGTTGCACCAGTAAACGCTATCTGGAAGGTGAAGTACTTGTGGATAATGATGTTGCCGCCATCAAGGGATACCGGGATATCAACAGTGCCGCCAGCTTTGACTGCAGTTGTGACAGAAATGGTCACCGTAGGCTGGGTGGCGTCTGTATCCACGGAGGTCGTCACACCTGTCGGCGCTATGATCTTGCTGTTGTCAACAGCCGCCGGGATCTGCTCCGCACCACACATTGCAACAATGGTCGTGGTCGTACTTCCGGCCTTCGCCGCATTGGTACTGCCCGGAAAGGTATAAGAGTCGTTTGTCAGGATGACCGAAAAGCCATCGGTCAGGTCGACAAGGCTGATCTGGTCTGAACTTTTAATTGCCATAATCATCTTCTCCTTTAATCAATAATCAGGTTGCACCGGAAGGTGACCTTTGTATCTACATCTTCAGCCCCGAGAGTGAAGATAAAGCCGCCGTCAGAGAGCCTACTGTCATCAGCAGAAATGACGCCATAGCGGTCTTCATCCATGCGCTGCCATTCCCATTCCAATCTGGAGGCGGTTCCGAAAACGGCCTTCATCTGTTCGGAGGTGTTGATCCGTTGGCTGCCGTAATAGATCGTGACAGTCAGCACGGTGGATACGCCCGTATTCTTAAAAACAGTCCCACGGCTGGAATCGATTCGAAGGAGTGCAGCGGCTTCCCCGTCAGCCCCGACCGCACCGGAAAGACAGGTGGGTGATGAGGTCTTCTTGTTGCCGCTGGCATAGGTCGTGACAGTCTTCTGCCACATGAACATGCCTTCAGTCCACTCCGGTGCCTCAAGGCTCCAACCCGGGTCATCATCTGCTGGCGGCACGGTTTCCGAATTGTTTAACGCATAAAAAACGGCCACGTCTGTGACCGATCCCTGCACCTCTGTTTTGATTTCCGATATCGTCCGGGAGAATCCTGTCGCAGTTTCCTCAACCTTGTTTACCCGGCCAGTGAGAGCCTGCACAGTGGAGCCGTCTGCCTTGCTCTCCAAGGAGGTCTGGACGTCACCGATCTCAGTCGTGATGCCCTCGATGGTCTGCTGCTGGGAGGTATATTTATCCGAAAGATCCATGATGGAACTGCCCAGCGGTGTGATGGCTTCGGTAATATCAGACTGCCAGACCTTTGACTCAATCTTACCCTGGACTTCTTTAAACTCTGTCTGCAAGGTCTGCGTCACCTCGGCGTTGTCACCGATCTGTTTGGTCAAGGTCTTATAGTTCGCTTCAAGCGTTGTATCATCCATGACCACATGGGAGGCATCCACAGAAAGAGTGCCATCATCGGTCAGCTCCCTGGCAACGGACTTGATGTTCAGCTTGCTTCCGTCAATCGCAGCATCCTGTGCAACCATGCTGTCGACGATCAATCCGTCCGGCACACCGGCAGCTGTGATCCCTTCAGGGGACCAGATGAGCTTTCCAGCAGCATCCCATAGGTAATAAGAGAAGTTGCCAGAGGCGTCCCTGCCGATCTGCACCCGGACAGTCCCGTTTTCATCCTTGATCTGCATGGTCGCACCATCGATGGTTAGCGCACCGTCCTTGGAGCCGATCTTGATAAAGTCGGTGTAGATCATTGCCGCCGTAACATTCCCGGCCATGAGGTCATCCATCACCGCCTGTGCGATTGTGGCATCCTCAATCACGATGTTGTCACCAGTCAGGTGGATCGCCTGCAGCGTACCCACGCCTGCATTGCCTGCAAGAAGGCTTTCGATGTTACCGGTTGCCGCCTTCAGGTTTTTAACATCTGCATTGGTGGCATTCAGGTCTTCAATCCCAGCCTTCTGTGCCACCAGCCTCCCAATCTCTGCATCCGCCGCCTCCAGATCCTGGATCCTGGCATTGGCCGCATTAAGGTCTGATACGTCAGCTTTCTGGGCTACCAGGCTGTCGACCTCAGCCAGCTCCGTGTGCAGAGCACCAATATCGGCATTAGTTGCCTGCAGTTTGTCTGTCACCACATGCTTAAAGGCGGTAAAATTCTCAGACAGGGATGTCAGCACCGCAGCTGTGCCCCTGCTCATGGAGGAGGCCAGCGTCACCTTAGTTGCGCCAAGGGTTAGACGGCTGTTCTGGGGCTGCTGGATATCCAGCTCGATCCGCAGGACCATCATCTCCTCATCAATCCCATGTGGCGCAGATACTACCCGGATATGGTCACCAACCTTACAACGCTCAATGTCCACATCCAGAAGGTGCAGGTCAATGGCCGTGATCGTGATGCTGGGAATCAGGAGCTTCTGGCGGTCCAGTACCTCCCTGCCCTTTCTGAGTAGGTTCTCCGGAAGCGTCACATCGTCGTACTCGACGGTCTTTACGATCCTGCCGTAGAGGGCGATGGCATCCGGATCTTCTAGATAGTCCCTGCCGCCGTTCACGGACTTGATGGTGAGGCGCTCGTCGGTTTCTTCATCCCTCTTGCCAAGGGGAATGATGACAGTGGCCAGATCCTCACAGGAGACCTCCTGGATCAGGTCAAGGATGTTCTCCCCGAAACGGATCACCTGTGAATTGACGTTCTCATAATCCTCGATGTAGTCGATGACCCGTTTCCCGTTTTCATGCCGGATGCGGATATAACCGCCCAGCCGCTTGATGAGCCGGTCCTCGATGGTCGACCATGTGCTCTCATAGGTACTGTATCGGTAAAGGCTGTCATTGGGATCAACGACCGTCACATTGCCGACCTCAAACCGTTTCCTGTCATCCACATCCGCGTTGTGCCTGGCGATCAGGTCTGTGAAATAATCCTTCACGCTGATGTCATGGTATTCGTGATATCGCTGGATGCTGTCCAGCAAATAGGAAAGCTCACCCTCGCATTCAATGGTACGGTTGCCCTCAAAATCTGTATCGTCGGAAAGGACGCGTCCCGAGTATAGCCAGTCCTTATCCTGATAAAGGGTCAGTTCCGAATACATCTTCTGGACGGACCCGATCAGCGGATGCGTAGCCGGAATGGTAAAGCGGAGTATCCCGGTCTTATTTACTTCCAGGTCACACTTGATTCCGGTCAGAGCATATTCCGGCAGCCGCGGATCATAAAACAATTTGCCGTCCAGATAGATTCGGTACATTTATAAACACCCCTTCCTGTAATAAAAAGTCGCGCTCCTTGCACCGGCGATGGAGATACGGTTATCCCCCTCATGCAGCACAAAACCCGGAACGGACTGCCTCCCGGACTTAAGATTATAAATGTCGTCTCCATGAATCAGGGTACAGGCATTAGGCACATCCACCTCTGGCGAGACCGGCATACGCGCATTTGGCAGGATGCCGTCGAAGGCAGCCGTTGATCCGGAGAGCGTGATCTCCGTCCGCTCATTTTCATAGCGGAATGGTTCTGCATCCACAATGACCGTAAGCTGTCCGGCATTCCGCAGGCGGTGCGGATCAGAGACCGCAGCACGACCGACATAGTAGTGGCCGGAATCATCGTCAAATACAACAGTGACATTCCGGCCATGGTACTTGTTAAAGATATGCAGGCAGGTTATCTGCCAGCGCTCAATGTTAGTCTCAGCAGCCAGCACCAGCTTAAGCGTGCGGTTTCCGTAAGAAACATCACCAGTCAGGACTTCGGAAAGGTCAAGCCTCCCATTCCTGCCGGGCACTGCAAGGAGGGTGGTGTTTGGCTCCGGCATGCTGACCACATCAGAGTTGGTGATCACCGCCCCAAAGTCCCGGAGCGTATGCTCATCGTTTATCAGTGCACCAGTAAAAATTGACTCGCTCATCGGTTGCCACGCCCTCCTCTCATAGAATATTTCGCAAGGCCGGAGTCAATCGCCGGGAGGAGATGCCCCACCAGCGTACCGTCCTCAAGGTAAATCCCCTTGCTGCTGTTGTCTGCAATGATCGCCAGATACCGCTCCATTCCGGCCATGTTTAACCGCTCATCCAGCATTTGGGCAAGCTGTGTATAAAAGCCCTTCAAGGGGAGGATAGCTTCCGCACCTGCCTCGCCGCCAGCCATAAGACTGGAGCCGTTCATGCCAAAGATTGTCGGGTTGTTCATGATACCGCCTTTTTTGTACCAGTCGATTGAGAAATGTGGTACAGACGGCGGAGTCAGTGAAAAGTGTCCGCTGATATGCACATGCGGCAGTTTTAAATGCGGCAGGCTCCAGGAGAAGTTGAAGAACGACCTGATCCGGTCGATCATACTCTTTACAGTATCCTTCGCCTTTGTGATCGGGTTGGTGATAGCTGTCTTGATATTGTTCCAGACCGAGGTAGCTGTGCTCTTGATGCTGTTAAAGATGGAACTTACGGAAGACTTCACGCTGTTGAAGGCGCTGGTCACCGTGCTCTTTATGCCGTTTACCACAGAAGATACCGTGCCCTTGATGGAGTTCCAGATGGAGCTCACAGTCGACTTGATGCTGTTCATCACAGAGGAGACCGTGCCCTTGATGGCATTCCATACATTGGTGACTGTGGTCTTGATAGCATTTACGACCGTTGTGACGACCTGCTTGATTGCGTTCCACACAGTGGTGAACACCTGCTTGATGGCATTCAGCACCGTGGTGAGGAAGGTTTTGATCGCATTCCACACCGTCTGGATCGAAGTCCTGATCGCATTCACAACGGTAGATACAACTGTTTTGATTGCCGTCCACGCCGTGGTGAACGCAGTTTTCAAGGCCTCCAGTATCGGCGTCATGAAGGCAACGATGGCATTCCATACCGTCTCAATCACGGTCTTGATAGCATCAATCGCCGTGGATACGACTTCCTTGATCTTCTCCCAGGCAGCGGTAATCACACCGCCGAAGTTCTCCCAGATAAAGCGCCACGGGATCGTCAGGATATTGAAGGCTGCCGTCAGGAGTTCCTTGATAAACAGGATCGCCACCTGAATGACGCTTTTGATCGTTTCCCATACCGTGGTCACGGCACCGGAGATGGCATTCCAGATGGTGGACATGGTGGTCTGAATCGCGGTCATCGCGCCGGTCACCACAGACTTAATGCCTTCCCAAATGCCAACGAAGAAGTTCTTAATTCCGGTCAGGACCGTTGTGATGAATGTTTTAATGCCGTTCCAGATACCCTCAAAAAATGCCTTGATTCCGGACCAGGCCTCATTCCAGCTTGTGCCAAACCAGCCAAGGAAGGTATCCAGCACCCCTTTCAACGTCTCCAGAACTGCGGAAAGTACGCCCTTGATGCCCTCCCAGATGGAGGAGAAGATCTCCTTTACGCCTTTCCATGCCTGATTCCAGTTGCCGGTGAAGATTCCGATGAACACGTCAAGCAGTCCTGTGATGACTCCCAGTACAGTCTCCAGCACGGAGGCGATCACTTTAAAGGCACCCTCAAACACCGGGGCCAGGAGCTCACAGAAGCCATTCCAGATCTTCTTTATGGTCTCGACGATGGTGCCAAAGTCGATGCCAAGGGCAGAGAGCCGTTCCCTTATGCCTTCGACAAAACCTGATACGGTCTCCTTGATACGCTGCCAGGTGCCAAGGATCGCCTCCCGGAACTTATCGTTCGTTTTCCAAAGATGTACAAAGGCCGCCACAAGTACGGCGATCACGGCAACAACTGCCAGCACCGGTGCGGAGATCCCGCCAAGGGCAGCACTGAGTTTGCCCATGATCCCTGTCCCGGCACTCATGGCAGTTTTCATTTTGCTGACCGCGCCTGCAAGCTTTACGAAGCCCTGCATGGCCACACCGATCTTGGAGATGGTCGTGCCGATGATTACAAGAAGCGGTGCGATCGCAGCGACTAAGAGCGCGATCCGGATGATGACCTTCCGCTGGCTGTCATCCATGCCGTTCAGCTTATCGACGAAAGCCTGGATCTTGCTGACGATGTTCCGGATGGCTGGCATCAAAAGGTCACCGAAGGAAATGGCAAGCTCCTCCAGCTGGGACTTTAGGATGGTCAGCTGCCCTGACAGGTTGTCCTGCATGATCTCGGCCATCTCCTCAGATGTGCCGTTGCAGTTATCGATTGCCCCTTCCAGCTTCGCAATATCTGCCGGGGCTGCATTCATCAGGGCAAGGAAGCCGGACATAGCGTTCTTGCCGACCAGTGTTTCCGCTGCCTGAGCCTTTTCAGACTCTGTCATTTGGCCAAAGGCTACACGGCAGTCGGCAAGAATATCATTTAAGTCACGCATGGAACCGTCCGCGTTAGCCGTCTGGATAGTCATATCCCCGAAGGCCGCGCCAGAAAGCTTCAGCTCACCCTGCAGCTTTGTCATGATCGTACGGAGTGCGGTACCAGCCTGGGAGCCTTTGATGCCGCTGTTGGCCATAAGGCCGATTGCCTGTGCCGTATCCTCAGCAGAGTAACCCATTGCACCAGCAATAGGGGCACAGTACTTGAAGGTCTCACCCATCATGGAGACGTTCGTGTTGGCATTGGAACTGGCCGCTGCCAGAATATCAGCAAAATGCCCCGAGTCCTTGGCAGAAAGGCCGAAGGCGGTCAGGGCATCTGTTACGATATCGGATGTGGTGGCGAGGTCTTCACCGGAGGCTGCTGCAAGATTCATGATGCCTTCAATGCCGTCCAGCATATCCTCTGTTTTCCAGCCTGCCATTGCCATGTAGTTCATAGCCTCAGCTGCCTCGGAAGCAGAGAACTTGGTCTTAGATCCCATCTCCCTTGCTTTGGCGCGAAGCTTGTCAAAATCTTCGCCGGTCGCACCGGAGACTGCCGCCACCTGGCTCATGGCAGTATCGAAGTCTGCTGCCGTCTTTACGGCTGCTGTCCCTACCCCTCCAATGGCCAGCGTGACCGGCATCATTTTCTTACCGGCACCTGCGATGTTGTTGCCAACCGTCTCCATCTTCTGGCCGACAGAATCGATCTTGGAAAGTGTGGAGTTTGCCTTTTCGGCCTCCTGCTGCAGACGCTGCAGTTCCTGTTCAGTTTCAACGATCTCCCTCTGCAGGGCATCATACTTGTCCTGACCGAGGTCCCCATTTTCCAACTGCTGTTTTGCCTGCTCCTGTGCCTGCTTAAGGGCATCAAGCTTTTCCTTTGTGGCACCGATGGCATCCTTCAGCAGCTTCTGCTTCTGCGAAAGAAGCTCTGTACTTTTCGGGTCAAGCTTCAGGAGGCGGTTGACGTCCTTAAGCGAGCTCTGTGTAGTTTTGATGCTGGAATTGACCGACTTTAATGCCTTGTCAAGACCAGTGGTATCGCCGCCGATCTCAACGGTGATGCCCTTGATGCGGTTCGCCATAGGGTACGCCTCCTTTCCTTAAAACTTGTCGAAATCCTCCTGCGTTGCGACCTTGGAATATGTAGCACCGTCGTTTCCCTTTTCCGTCCACATGTCCAGCACAAGGCCGATGGTGAGAAGGTCAAGGTCTCGGATGCTGATCCCGATCTCCACGCAGCGCAGGAGGAATAACGGCGTCGTCATTTCCCGGCTACTCGGTTTAAGTTTTTTTTAGCGTTCACGTCCGTGATCAGGTTG